GTTTGAAGTCTCCTCTCTGGGTTTCCAGGCCCAAAGAGAACTCAGTCGGTGATCTAAGCGAGTGGGTGAGAACCCCCTCGCCGTCGGTCAGTCTTCTGAGCCCTCTTCTGAGGAGATATTCGAAACGGAAGACGCTGCACCAGCCATCCTCGATACGTGTCCGTCGGACTTTGACATCGCGTGATGCGAAGTCGAGATCGACTTGGAAACCTCCGTCGCCATACCCGTTAGGGATGTGGAAACGTCGCCTCTCGGCAACGCTTCTATAACAGTGGTTCCAAAAGCGACGCATGAGAGAATCACGACCCCAACCGCGAAAAACGCGATTGGAATAGTGACTAGCCAGGTTAGCGTATTGGTAAGCAGCTTCTTCATAGGTAGCATCCTCTGATCTCAAAAAGATTGGTCGGATGTCTTGCCCGCAGAAGAAGTCTGCCCCGCAACTTTCGTAGAAAAGCCCTTCGCCAAAAGACTTTTCTGTGTTCACGCTGAATCCAAGGAAATTCAACGTCCTCGTGACTAGATCCCGATGAGCAGCAGGCATGATAAGGTCGTCGCCATAAGCGAGAACTTCACCATGCCCGGAACCCTTCACTTCACAAGCACCCAAAAGGATGCCATAGAAAAGAAGAGTCTCAAGCTCAAAGGTATAGCCATTCCCCATGGAAGACCACTTCTCCAACTCGATAACCTCGCCCTCATAGAGGGTCCGGTCGACTCGTGCGAAGAGAAGCAGCTCCACCCACTCTGGGTCCAACAATGCCCAGACAACCTCACGGCTGACTGTGTCACTCGCTGAACGTAAGTCCAAAGTGCACAACCCTTCAGACCAGGCGCGCTTCGCAGCGTCCTGGTTGTTCTTCTGGGTTGATAGGTCGAGACCATAGCGCAATAACTGATCGCGAATCAACGCACCAATCCCTAACTGAACGTAAACGTTCACATCGGGTTCAATGCAGATGCATCGATCAGTCTTAGCGTTTTTGGGAACAGTGGTCAACTTACTGGTCTGCCGTAAGGCAAGATCAGGAGCACAGTACTCCCGCCAATGGGCTGGGAGACAGTGCACAAAAAAGTCGGCCACTCTCGGCGTTGCGTCAAGCTGACGCTTAGAGTACTTAAGACCCTGAGACACGCGGCGCGAGATGGATGTCGTCGCTCCGGGACCAAACCGCATGTTGTTCTCCGCGAAGGAGAGCTTATTGCGGGTGAGCTTACCTAAAATCTTTCTAATGTACAACCGTGCGTGACTAATCACGTCGGCCACATCCCAGTCGACTGGCATCATGCCAGTACCTTGGGCGAAAGACGAAAGGCGCTCATTGGTCTCGGCGCACATCCGCTCAGCCTCACGAAACTTCTCCACAGCGACGGCCTTACGGTCGATGCCAAGGGGGAGTCTCGAGTTCTTAGACAACAGTGACGTGACTAGGTAGTCATATCGAGCCTTGTCGAGTGAACGCTCATCGTAATGATAGGCGTGCCACTCAAGTGCAGCAAGTTGGCCGAACTCTTGGTACTTCGCAAGAAGGTACACAGTGAGGGAACGAGGTGAATTGACGTCTTCACAGATGGTCAAAACAAGCTGTTGCTCGAGGTTAAATATCCTCGATTCAGACTTAACAGTCATGAAATCTCCTTACCCTAACGGGTGACTTAGGCTACAAATCCGACCCTTACGGGTCAGGACCGCTTAATACAGCGGGTCCAGATCCTTGATGACGCTACGAATCTGAGTGTTGTCCAAACCGTTGGCCACATAGGCCGCCAGGTTTGCACGCTCAGCTGCGGTCGCGACGTCAGGGATGACGAAGTAGCCTTTAAAGCGGAGAGTATAAGCAACAGTGCTCACGCCGTTTACCGTGGCCAAGACAGGATAGTCGAGGTCATAGTCGATACGGTTCGTGGGCCGACCATTCTTCGCAGGCGAAGTGGCGACACGGAGGCGAGTAAAGCCTGCCGAGACGCCACTCGAGCGTTCTGTGAAGATGCTCTCGTCGGGAGCAACGCGCATAGGTGCAAAGGTCTTTGCCACAGGGGTGGCAGCACCATCATCGATGGTGAGGGAGGAAGTCACTTGGGACATGTTTTAACTCCAGA